CGAGCGCTACGACCTTCAGCGCGTCGGGTTCGATCCCTGGCACGCGGATACCCTCATCACGCAGCTCATTCATGAGGATGGGTTCCCGGAAGATCAGGTGCTGGCCGTGCCGCAGACCTACGCCGGGATGAGTTCGGCGTGCCTCAAGATGCAGGCCGAGATCATGAGCGGCGCCGTGGATGCGCGGGGCTGTCCGGTCACGGCCTGGTCCGTCTCGAACGTGGTGGCGAACATCGACGGCAAGGATAACTTGATGTTCGCGAAGGGGAAGAGCCGGGGTCGGATTGACCCGGTGATCGCGCCGACCATCGGCATGGCGCTGGCGCTGCGGATGCCGGCGGATGTCAAGTCGGTCTACCTGGAGCGGGGTGTGCGCACCCTGGGGGCGTAGTTCAACAAAGGAGGCATTATGAAACCAGTATCAGAAAAGACCGTCGCAACACTTGAAGCCGTCGCGGTGGATGGGGCAAAGCAGATCCAATCGTTCTTCGCGTATGAGGGAACGAACTCAATCTATTTCAACAAGGCCAAGGTCGGCGCCGTCGTCATTGGGGCGTACGCGCGGCTGCGCGCCAGCGAGACGAACCGGATGGCGGTCGAGTTGATGGCGGGGCGGCAGATGAAGCAGATCGCGGGGTAGCTCATGCTGTGTGCTCAGTGTTCTAGCGAGATCGTAGGCCGTCGTAAAGACGCCGTGTTCTGCTCAGAAACTTGTGGGGCACGCTCTAGGTATTTACGTCTCAGTCCCGAGGCGCGGGCGCGGATTGTTTCCAGAGCGACAACGTGGAATAAACAACACCTGGAGCGATTTCACGAAACCGCAAGGAAGTCACGGAGAAAGAATCGAGACTCCAGAGCTGAATACCAGCGACGGCGGAGATTGGCTCATCCGGTGGCCGAAAGAGCGCGTCTACGCGCCTGGCGGCAGGCTAATCCAGGCAAGGTTAACGCGCAACGTAGGCGTCAATGGTTTCGCAATCAGGCGAGTGGTCGCGCGCGTGTTTCTAGGCATCACCAGAAGCACCGCACAGAACTGGCAGCGAAAGCGGCGATTAGGAGAAGGCACGTATCGCGCCTGCCGGAATATCGAAAGCGCTATTGGCGCCATCGCGAACAAGCGCTGCTCAAGAGTCTACGCCAGCGCCTTAAGCGTCAATTCGGCGGGGTTATGCCGCCGCCTGAAATCATGGAAATGCGCGAACAGGTGCTAATGCTGCGGTGGGAAATCGCGGCGGCAAGAAAGGCGGCGGCGTGAAGATGCGACCACTTGCACGATTCGTAGTGCGCGTCGCCGACGACATGGTAGCGTCGCTTGGGTTCGTGTGCGTGGTCTACGGGGTGGCGCAGTGGTCACGCCCGGCCGCGTGGGTGGTCTGTGGGGTGCTCTTGATGGCCGTCGCTATCGTCCCGCACCTGCGAAGGGGGAATCGTGGGCCTCGTCAGTAGGCTGTTCGGCACCGACCTCCGCGCGGGCACGCCCGGCCCGACTGATGACTTCTGGTATCAGCCCATCGGCCAGATGACACAAGCCGGGGTCCGGATCGACGCGGACGGAGCGAAGAAAATCAGCGCCTGGTATCGCGGTCGGGACATCCTGGCGACGGTACTGGCGATGCTGCCCTTGCCGCTGCTCGAGCGGTTGCCGAACGATGGCGGGGCTCGGCCAGCCAAGGGCCATCCGGTCTACGACATTCTCCACGATAAGCCGAACACATGGCAGGACTCGTTCCAGTGGCGGCGCATGTCGATGTATCACCTCATCGACCACGGCAACGCCTACGACCGGATCGTGCCGGGACCGCGCGGCATCGTGGACCAGCTCTGGCCCATTGACCCCAAGACCGTCACGCCGCGGCAGGCGCCGAGCGGGGCTCTGTTCTACGACCGTCGCGATGTGAAGACCGGCCTGACGACCACGCTGATGCAGGATGACGTGTTCCATCTCCGCGGCGCGTCAGACGATGGGATTGTCGGCAAGGGCATTCTCGAATATGCGCGTACCAGCTTGGGCACAGCCTCGGCGACGGAGAGTTACGCGGCGCAAATCTTCGGCCGCGGCACCCTCAACAGCGGCGTGATCGAGAACCCCGGCATCCTGAACGAGGAAGCGTCACGGCGTATGGCCACGTCGTTCGTGACGGCGGTGGGCGACTGGCATCTGCCAAAGATTCTCGAGCAGGGGTCGAAGTGGGTTGAATCGAAGATGACGCCCGAAGATGCCCAGATGCTGCTCAGTCGCAAGTACACCGTGGACGACATCGCGCGCTGGCTGGGTGTGCCGCGGCAGATGCTCGAGAACAACGACCCGAGCTTCGGCAACGCGGAGCAGTTTGACCGGAACTTCATCACCTACGCCCTGGGTCCCTGGCTCAGCCTGTTCGAGTTTGCGATCAATGACCAGCTCGTGATCGCCTCGCGCAAATACTTCGCGCAGTTCACTCGGGAGGCACTCGTACGGGGTGATCTGGCGGTGCGCTGGGCGGCCCACGTGGCGGCGGTGAACGCGGGCATTAAGTCGGTCGATGAAGTGCGCGCGGTGGAGAACCTGAACGCGCGCGGGGGCAAGGCGGATGAGCTGCGCGAGCCCCAGAACATCACGGGCAAGCCGGCGGTGCCCGACGACACGGACGCCGAGGACGAGCCCAGGTCGACGCCGGTGCCGTCACGCACCCCGCCTCCTCCATCTGAGGATGAGTCAGCACAGGCGCGGGCGATCGTGACGGCATCGGCAGCACGCCTCTTACGGAAGGAACTTGCGGCCGTACAGAAGCTGGCCGTGCGTCACGCGGGCGATGAGGATGCGTTCGTGGAGGCCATCGCGGAGTTCTACGCGAAGCATGCCGGGTTGGTGGCGGCCACGCTCCAGATCACACCAGCCGAGGCGGGGACCTACTGCGCGAGCCAAGCGCGGCAAGTCGTGAATGGCGACTGGCTGGCGGCGTTGGCGCAGTGGAAGACGGATGACTACGCGGCAGGGCTGGCGGCCCTGGCGCTGGAGACGGAGACGGTATGAAATACGCCCACATTCTCACCTACGTGGCCCGCACCCTCTGGGCGATTGCGCCCGACAAGTGGCGTGAACTGCTCGCGGCGCTGGCGTTCCGCGCGGCTGGGCACGAGTTCACGCCGGAGGAAATCCGCGCCCGCATCGGCGACGGTGGCGGAGAGAACCCTGGCCCGTCGACGCAGGGCGCCGTCGCCGTGATTCCGATCCGGGGCGTGCTGGCCAATCGGATGAGTGGTATGGAGGAGTCGAGCGGTGGGGCCTCGGCTGAGCGGATCGGGGCGGTGCTGGCGCAGGTGGCCGCCGACCCAAACATCAAGACCATCGTCTATGACATCGACAGCCCCGGCGGCACCGTGCCGGGGATTCAGGAGCTCGCCGCGCAGATGTTCGCGCTGCGTGGGGTGAAACGACAGGTGGCCCACGTCAACGACCTGGCCGCGAGCGCGGCTTACTGGCTGGCCTCACAGGCCGACGAGATCGTGAGCGTGCCCAGTGGGACGGTTGGTAGCATCGGCGTCTTCGCCGCCCACGAAGACCTGAGCGCGGCCCTTGAAAAGGAAGGCATCAAAGTCACGCTGATTTCGGCCGGCACGTTCAAGATGGCCGGCAATCCCTTCGAGCCGCTGAGCGAGGATGAACGGGCCGTGGTGCAGGCGCGCGTCGACGACGCCTATGGCCAGTTCGTCAAGGACGTGGCGCGCGGGCGCGGTGTCACACCTGCCGCGGTGCGGCACGGGTACGGCGAGGGCCGGGCGCTGGGCGCGACGGATGCGAAAGCGGCCGGGCTGATTGACCGTATCGACACGCTCGACAACGTGCTAGCGCGCCTGACCGCCCGGCCGTCGCGCGCCAGCGCGGGCGGAATGCGAGGGGAGGACGATGCACCAGCGATCGGCGCGACGGCGGACCCCGTCACGCCCAAACCCATCGCCTCCACGGCCGACGACGACACGCGCGCGCGACGGCTTCGGGTGCTGTAAGCCTATGGCCCGTCCCCGGCAGTTTGATGAACCGGCCGTCGTCGTCATCCAGATTCGGGTGACGCCCGCTCAACGGCGTGACCTCGAGCTGGTCGCGCATGACAATCACCTCACGATGTCCGCGGCGATCCGAGAGGCCGTGGACGAGTTTGCTGCGGATTATCGCGAGAACCAGCCCGTCTTTGGCAATCGTAGTGCACGCCGAAAAACCTAGGTAATACTTCTCCCCGTTCGCGGATTCCTTTGAAGCCGCGTGTTGGTCTGAGCTGCTGCGCGAGATGGCGTCGCATGGCTCGGCTTCCACGCGGCGTCGTGTTGTACGGGCCCGCACAAGGAGAACAGCTATGGCGAGCGCTTTCAACGTCATGAGGCAGGCACGATTCGAGGCCAAGGCGGAAGCCCTGAAGCTCCTCGAGACCCCCTCTGCCGACCGCACACCTGAGCAGGCGTCTCGCCTCGATGCACTGGAGGCGACCCTCGTCACGCTCGACAAGGACATCGACCGGGCCGCGAAGTTCATGGAGGCGGAGCGGACGGCGCCCGCCGACAGCCGGATCGAACTCGGCACCGATCACGCGACGGAGCGACCATGGGGGCCGCGGCTGCCCACGAACGTCTCGGCTGAGGTCCGCGCGCAGGTGCGGCAGGCGGGCTTCGGCGAGTTCGCCATCGCGGTGAGGAATGCGACGGCCGGCATCAGCATCGATCCGCGGTTGCATGCGGCCGCGGCGGGGATGGGCACGGCAATTCCGTCTGACGGCGGCTTTGCGGTGCCGGTCGAGGTGGCGGCGGGGATCGAGCGTGACATGTTCACGGTCGGCGAACTGCTGAGTCGCGTGGATGCGCGGACCATCTCCAGCGACAACATGGCCTATAACGTGATCGACGAGACGAGCCGGGCCACCACGCGCAATGGAGGCGTGCTGGGTTACTGGGTGGATCAGGGCACGGCCCCGACCATCTCGCAGCCGAAACTGGCCCGCGTCGAGATGAAGCTCCGCAAGGTTGGTGCGCTGGGCTACATGACCGACGAGCTGGTCAGCGACGCGGCGGCACTCGGCGGCGAACTCGAGGCGATGTTCGCCGAGGAGTTGATCTTCCAGGTCGAAGATGCCATCACCGAGGGGACGGGCGCCGGCATGCCGCTGGGCTACACCATCGCGCCCTGCCTGGTGAGCGTCGACAAGGAAACGCAGCAGACCGCCGCGACGATCAACACCGCAAATCTGTCGAAGATGTGGGCGCGGATGGCGCCGCGCGACAAGGCGAATGCGGTGTGGCTCATCAATGGCGATTGCGGACCCTCGCTCGACTTTCTCTCGATTCCGGCGGGCACTTCCGCCCTCGAGCCCCGGTTCGTGAACTACAGCCCCAGCGGCATCTTGACAATCAAGGGCCGTCCGGTCATCGAGACCGAGTACAACGCCACACTGGGCACCGTGGGCGACATCGTGCTGATCAACCTCCGGCGGTATCGGCTCATCCGCAAGGGCGGGGTCGAGCAGGCCAGCTCGATGCATGTGCGGTTCACCACGGGTGAGCAGACGTTCCGGGCGTTCTACCGTGTCGACGGGCAGATGATGCCGCGGTCGGCCGTGACCCCGTTCAAGGGCGGCGCCACGAAGTCGCTGAGCCCTGTCGTGGTTCTCGCTACCAGGTCGTAAGAGGAGCCCATCATGAGCAGACTCAGTGAATCGTTGCAGTTCGTGCCGGTGGTCGAGACGGAAGCGTACGGGGGGGCGGGCACCGACAGCGATGCGATCGATGTCAGCCGGTTCTCGTCCATCACCTACGTGTTCTCGTTCGGGGACATCACCGGCAACTCGACCCTGATCTTCTACGCGGCGCCCACGGCGGCGCTGGCCGTGGCCAAGACCGGCTATGAGATCGCGTTCAAGTACCGGCTGGCCGCGGCCGCGGTGCGGGCGACGACCGCCGACGTGTTCGGGGACGTGCAGACCGCGACGAGTGCGGGCATCACGCTCACGGCCGCCACCTACGACAACAAGCTGATGCTGGTCGAGTTTGACTGCGACCAGATGACCACAACCAATCGGTTCATCGTGTTCGCGGTCAGCGCGACGGCCAACCCGATGGATCTGTCGGTGACGGTGGTGGGGAAGCCGCGCTATCCGGGCCACACGGGCGTGACCTCGGTCTAACGGGGAGGATACATGAACCCGAATCCAGAACAGCGGGAAGCCTTCACGGTCTACGGACTGGGCTTCCACTGCGCCAGGGCGGGGGATACGTTGCCGCAGACGACAACGGAACACCTCTTCAAGGTGACCGGTGGCCGGTGTCTGATCAGGTTGCTCTATGGGGAGGTGACCGACACTATCTCGGCCACCGACCCGCAGATCCGGATCACCTCCACGCCGACTACGGGGTCGGCGGTGGCGCTGGGCGCGACAGTCGACACCAAGGACATGGCGATCGGCGCGTTCCTGCTCTGCGAGAACGACACCACTGCACTGGTCATCTCGACGGCGGGGGGCATCATCCTGGCCGCGGGGGCGCGAAAGGCCGTCGTGCCGGTGGGCTACATCGACCTGATCTCGGCGGCGTCGCAGACGGGGTCGATCCAGTGGGATCTCTACTACGTGCCGCTTGACGCGGGCGCGTACATCGAGGCGGTCTGACATGGATACCTCCACCCATCGAGCCACGCAAGCCGCCGTCAGCCTGGGCTTTCACTGTGTCAAGGCGGCGGCGGATCTCCCGGCCCACGGGGTGTCTTCGGGCAATCAGACGCTCTTCACCATCTCGCGCGGGCGCATCTTCGTGACGCTCCTGCTTGGGGAGGTGACGACGGTCTTTCAGAACTCCGATCCCGTCCTGACGGTGTTCGCGGACCCGACCAGCGGCGTCGATGTGTCGTTGGCCTCCACGGTGGACACGAGCTCGTTGCAGGCGGGCGGGTTCTTGATTGTCGAGGGCGACGGGTCGGCGCTGGTCAAGTCGAATGCGGGCGCCGCGATCGTGCCGGCGCAACATGAGTTCATCGTGGCCGAGGGCAAAATCGTGCTGGACACGGATGCCACGAAAACCGGCGCCACAAAGTGGGATCTCTATTATTTCCCGCTCGACGAAGGCGCCACAGTCGTGTCGGGGTAAGGGATTCGCAAGAGGAGATCGCGCATGCCAGCACAGTATGTCGGACTGAGGAACGACCCGGATGGCGTCACCGGGAATGATGCCGACCGGACCACCCGCGACGGTGCGAAGGTCGTCACCCAGGCGCACGGCAAGTATCTCGAACAGGCCACGCGGAACCGGCTCTACACGGGCATCACGGCCTCGACGGGGATCGCGCTGATTGTACCGAACACGACCGGCAATCACCCGACGCTCTGGAACCCGTCCGATAGCGGGCGCTACCTCAGCGTCGTGCGGCTCGCGCTGTC